GTTCAACGATTATAAGTTGAAGCCAGGGGAGAAGTTTGACTTCACCCAATTTGCTAGCTCCGAGAAGTTTCTTAAAGAGTCTACACCGATCTCTAAGATGTTTAACAAAGCTAGAGCCATCGCTAAAAACGCAGCTAATACACCTAATAGTAAAGTAGTCATCATCACGGCTAGGAATAACTTTGATGATAAGAACAAAGTACTTGCTACTTTTAGTAAGTATGGGTTTCCAATAAATAAGGTTAGGATCGAGAGAGCTGGTAGGATCGAAGGTCAAATGATCCCAGCTTTTAAGAAAGCTATCATCATTAGGAACTACCTTAAGACAAGACAGTTCTCAAGGGTAAGACTATTTGATGACAGTATGAGTAACCTAAAAGAATTTTTAAAACTAAAGAAAGAGTTCCCATCTATAACTTTTGAGGCATATATGGCCAAGGAAGATGGCTCTGTTACCACGGTAAAATAAGGAAGAATATGTTAAGCTTTAATGACTTTTTAGTAGAATCTGCAACCTCTTCAGTGGCCGCTGATGATAAAGGTAAGATGCATGAATTATTATTAGCTAAGCATCTCCATCCAAAAGGTAAACTCCCTGAACATCATAGAGCTGTGTCAGATAACCCTGAACACTCTGGAACACCTGAACAAGTACACACTAAACTAAAGAAAAAGATTGGTGATGCAGCATACAAAGAGATAGACAAACATGCTAAGCAAACTGCAGGCGAGATAAAGAAACATATCCCAAAAGGTCATACTATCCATGCAGTTCATTGGACTTCCAACAGAGACACAGAGAAAAAAGCTGGAGATCATGAAAAGACCACAGGTCATAAGGACGTCAACTCAAACGCAGACGTGATAGTAACTTCTCATGATAAGAAAGGTAAGAAACATTTCCACCCGATATCAGCAAAGTATGGTTCAAACGCTCAACCTAATTTTAAGAATGCTGGACTAGCATCACTTGAAAAGCATTCAGGTAAACATGGGATCTATACTAAACTCCAAAAAGCCCATGAAAACAATATGCAAATTATTGGCTATCACGGTACTACACAGCAAAGACACGAACACTATAAGATGGATAAAGCTAAGTTAGAAGCAGAAAAGAAAGCACATAAAGGTACGGGTGAATTTAAACCAAAGTCTAAAGATGCTAAGCGCGCCCATGAAGCTGAACAATCATCTATTGCTGTAAGAACGGCTATGGCTAAGGAGCACGCAAAAGGATTATCTAAGAAGTCTGATTCAGAACTTAGGAAGCATATTAGAGATCAAGTATCCCCTCCAACTAAGTTCAAGCACCTTGTAGCTCATAGCCATGTACATGATGATGGATCCGCTACATCACATGTCCATGATTCAGAGCACATAGCTGACGAACACCTTAAACACTTTAAGAACTTACATGTTAAACATGGTGGCATCAGCGCTACGATCCATGGTACATACCATAATCCTGGTCATAAAGATCATGGTAAAGTTAAAGCTGTAGCTACACAGACTTTTAAATCAACATCAGGTCCGCATAAAGGTACTGCAGGAACATTTACATTAAGATAACATGATATCATTTTCACAATACTTAACAGAAGCTATATCTACAGAGGGCAAAGTATCACATATAGCCCATCCTGAAGATAGACCTCTTATCAATGGAGCCAAGGGTTTTGAGCATGCAAAGGGTGCATTGAACCAAGCGTCTGAGCATATCAAATCTGGTAAGAAGGATAAAAGCCTAACGATGAAGTATGACGGCTCTCCAGCCCTCGTATTCGGTCATCATCCAAAAACAGGTAAGTTCTTCGTAGCCACAAAGTCTGCATTTAATAAGAACCCCAAGATCAACAGTACACCTGAGGACATTGAACGTAATCATGGTGACAAGCCTGAACTAGCTAAGAAGTTAAATCAAGCGCTAGAGCATCTACCAAAGGTAACTCCTAAGAAAGGTGTCTATCAAGGCGACATGATGTTTAGTCATCATGATGTGGTTCATAATCCAAACGGATCAACTTCGTTTACTCCAAATACCATTACCTACTCAGCTCATGGACAAGAAGCTAATAAAGTTAAGAAAGCAAAGGTTGGCGTAGTCGTCCATCAGCAGTATCATGGTCGAGATATAGGTGATATGAAGGCAAGCCCTGAGATCGAGCATAAGTTCAGACAGCATCCAGATGTATGGCATAAGACTGCTGAGCATGATACACGTATCATAAACTATGGAGACAAAGCTCAACAAGAGTTTCATAAACATATGGATGCTGCACAAAAGATCCATGACGAACATAAGAAGACTATGTATGCTGCTACTGAGCCACATCAAGGTGCATCTGGTCATCTAGCTACATACATCAACCAAACAGTACGAAACAACGCAAAGCCAACAGTAAGAGGCTTACAGCAACATGTCATGGACAAATCACAGATCGTCCAATCAAGGCTTAAGACTACAAAGGCTGCAGAAGAGAAGCAACGCGGTGCACAGCAAGAAATCAGCCATATCAATAAGCATGCAAGCTCATACGAGAACTTATTGAAGATGCATCAGCATATCCAAAAAGCAAAGAACGTATTGGTAAAGACATTGAACCAACATCCTGGAACTCTAAGCCATCACATTGAAGGTAAGGAGACACATCCAGAAGGCTATGTAGTTAACCATAAGAACGAACCAACAAAGCTTGTAGATAGAGCTGAGTTTAGTCGTGCAAACTTAATGAGGAACCGTAAACCAAATGCTAACGTTTAAAGAGTACCTTAAAGAAGACAAGTACAAGTCAGAGACCGGTGGTTTAACCCGTGCTGGTGTAGATAAGTATAACAGAGAGAATCCTGGTCATAACCTAAAGATGGCTGTAACTACGCCACCATCCAAGCTTAAAAAGGGTGGTAAGGCTGCAGGACGACGTAAGTCTTTCTGCGCTCGTATGGGTGGAGTTAAAGGTCCTATGAAGGATGAACATGGCAAACCAACAAGGAAGGCATTAGCTTTAAGAAAATGGAATTGCTAAGTCTAAAAGATTTTATCACAGAGGATACTGGTGCTAAGCATCATGTATTGACTTATGGTCGTATGAACCCTCCTACGACTGGTCATCTTTCACTTATCAAGAAGGTCCATGACGTGGCTGATAAACATGAAGCTGGCCATACAGTGGTGACATCACATAGCCATGATAAGAAAAAGAACCCACTATCACCAGAGCAAAAGCTTAAACACCTTAAACGCTTCTCGCCAAAGACAAATATCAAGGCATCATCTGCCGAGCATCCAACCATCTTACACCATGCAGCTGATCTACATAAGAAAGGTGTAACGCACCTACATGTTGTGGTAGGATCAGACCGTAAGAAGGAGATGACGACGCTGTTAAATAGGTATAATAACAAGAAAGCCGGACACGGGCATTATAACTTTAAGAAGATAACAGTACACTCTGCTGGTCATAGAGATCCAGATTCAGAAGGTACATCAGGCGTATCAGGCACTAAACAAAGAGAGCATGCAAAAGCTGGTAACTTCCATGAGTTTCGTAAGGGTGTACCAGAACATGTATCAGATAAACATGCAAAAGAACTAATGCACGACGTACAACAAGGGAGCAAGTAATGAAGAGACTACTATTAGTAAGTGTACTACTATTGAATGGGTGTGCTATAACTAACCTACTACCCAAGCATCATGATACTGCAGAAGCAGCCAAGCTTACAGACCTTAAAGTAGATATTGAGAAGGTATCTTGTAATGATAAGAAAGAAGTTGACTGGGCAAAGCTTATTGAGGATGCCCGTTGGTTGGATGTATATACAGCATGGAGGGATGACCCTCAACAGAAGGCAGTAACTGAGTTCTACATCGCAGCACAAAAAGCTAGAGACGGAAGCCCAGCATACTGTGAAGCCACCATTAAACTTAATAGGACTCGTCTTCAAGTGATTGAGTCAGCATGGAAAGGAAGATCATGAGTGTTTTAAACGAATTAAGAAGCGCGATGTCAGAGCCAGGAATCAAAGGCGCATTAGCTCAACAGCTTCATGACATCACAGAGCAGTATAATGATGGCATACTTACAGACACAGAGTATAAGGATCTAGTTACCGAGATTGGAAACGTCCAAGCTAACGCAGAGCTTGCACAAGATGAGGTAACTGCAAGATGGGTCGTGAATATTACAAAAACGATACTTTCTGTAGTATAAATAATAATATACTTTTATATAGATGGATTTAAATGAAGAATTATCGACAACTCATACGGGAATTGCCTTCTAAGACCGTCATCATGACAGTCGGAAGCTTTAACCCGCCTACCTCGGTCACTGAGATGACTCTTAAGCTAGTCCATAAGCTAGTTGAGTCAAACTCTGCCGACCACATAATCTATGTTACAGAAGACAAGGACAGCCTACCAGTAGATCGTAAGCTACACTTCCTTGAGATGATGTTTGGTTCAATGAACTTTAAGGCATTGAACGAGTCAAACTTTGCTTCTGAACTAACAGCTCTTAAGAAGAGGTACAAGGATGTCATCGTAGTTGCTTCAGAGGATAAAGCTAAACTATATGAGTCAATGAACGTTGTCACCACAGGCAATGACGTTGACTTCTCAAAGATCAAATCAATGGTCACCAAGGGTGACTTTACATCGTTTAAGAAACAACTGCCATCAATGGTACGTGAACTTGACGCT